GCCTGCTTTGAGATATCCTGTTGTCCTGCGATTGTACGAACATTCACAGTCAATAGTGTATCGTCAGCATTTGTATTTGAGATAGCATCATTTTCAGCAGCCTGAACTGCAGTTGATGTACCAGTAGTCATGCGTGAGATATTTAGTGTCATACCTGCTGCTGGCAATACCATCTTGTTTGTTGCGAAGTCTGCTGTTGGGCGACCTGCACGAGCAAATGGTGCTGCTAGATCAACAAGGTACTGAGGAATTACGAGACCAGCAAAGTTGCCAGTTCCTACTGAGCGACGCTCAATTTCCTCTTCACGAGAGTGACGAGCAAGACGCTCTGATGCTGCATAGTCATTGCTGAACTTAGCAGTAAATGCATCCTTAACGAATGAAACATCTGTATTCTCTGGTGAGTATGTACGGGCTTCACGAGTTACCTTTGCTCCGCCAACCTTTGGCATTGCAACATTAGCAACTGCTGAGCGAGCCTCTGATGCCTTAGCATCTGCTACTGCTTGTGCAGTTAACTTTTCAATCTTTGAATCTAGTGAGCGTGACTCTTCAACAAGGGCATCAACCTTTGCTGTTTCATCTTCTGTAAGGTCTGTACGGTTCTCTGTGGCTACTGCCTCAAGAATTGTATCCATTTCAACCTTAACTGCTTCACGAGCCTCAATTACTTTGTCTAAATAAGACATTTATTGTTCTCCTTTGTGAGTTTGTTAGTTTGAGGTGGTGGTTATGGATTTCACGACGCTTACGGGTGTGAACCTAACTCCGACTTCTACCTATCTTGTTAGATAGGAATATTATTTTATATTGTTTCTCTTTGCTCGTGCTAAGCGAAGAGACATTGATCGTGGCATGTTATCTGGAAGGAAGTTTAGGACTGATGGGAAATCTCCAACAATCTTTGCACCTTGACCAGGAACATCTGTTATTTCTAGAACATTAGCATTATCTTCCTTTGGTTCTGGAAGTGGATCAATTGCTCTTAGTTCAGACATTTTGTGTCCAACGAGTGTATCAGTTGCTTTCCAGCCACCTTCTACTTCTCTGTATACACGAATGAGAACTGCTGGATCTCCTTCTTCTGCTGCTATGCTAAAGTCTGAATTAGGAACATTGATAGATCCTTCTGTCTTAATTTCAACAATGCGACCTCTTGCAATACCACCAGATGAGTTCCAGGATACAAAGTCTCCAACTGCTTCACGCTTAGACATTTCTAGTTCATCTTGTTCAACATCTTCCATTGGATGACCAGTGTTTTCTTCAATTTCTTCATTTCCAAGTAGCATGGACATTACTTCTACTGCTCTCATGATATAGTCATGGCCTTCAGATAGATCTCCAAATACTTGTTCTAATACTACTAATGATTCGCCAGTTACTTCTCTACCTTCTTTTATTTCAGCCATAGCCTTCTTAAGGGCTTCTCTGGCTTCTACTGAAGTTGCTGTATATGCTGGATATGTGACAATTGAAACATCACCATCAGCCAAGGATACCTCAGTAAGTAGTCTTTCTGAACGATCTTCATTATACTTTTGACGAATAACTCTAAATGCAAACGACATTTGATCAACATCTCCACGAGCAACAAGTGTATATAGGTCTCTTGCTTCTTGTGTGTTTGCTAGTTCTGCTTCAAAGTATAGTCCTTTTTCATCTTCGTACAATCTCATTGTCCCGTTTTTTGTTCTGGCCATAGGTAATCCCTCATGGTTAGCCAATAAACGAACATCTGGTGTCTCTTGAAGAGTCTTTGCGAATGCACCAGGTGCTATTCTCTCAATAAACGGAAGTGGCAATGATGCTTCGTTAAACACTGCAGCGTATCCTGCCATACGCATAGTACCGTCATCTGATTCTCGTGTCTCTATGTCTCTGACCGTAAAGGTACGGCGTTCAGTTCTTTTCATCTTGCTCCTTGCCTTATTGTTTTGATTATTTAATTTATCAATTTGTCGCTGTGCCCAGTCTTGAGCAGCATCATCAAAGTCTGCATTTCCACCCCAGAGTAGCCAAGCAACTAAACCTGCTCCAGGATATCCTGGGTCTGAGGAATCTTTATTCTGTGGTGCTTGTCCATCTGCCTTGTGTCTTGCGAACCAAGGAGCCATCTTTCTTACTTTGTCATCAGAAATGTTTCCATCTGCCATTGCTCTTGCTGCAGACTTTGTTCCTTCAGTTAAGCCATCTCCGCCAAAACCTTCTGACAGATAGTCTAGACCTCTTTGTGCATTATTTTTAATGAACTCTGGAACATTGTCTACAGGCATTATTCCTTGACCTCATCACTGTAAGCAGCCTTTGGATCTGTTGGATCAACTAAGGATACTTGCTGTAATTGTGCTGAAGGCAATCCTGTGTGAGTTAGTTCTGAGATATCTAGCATCTTAGCCACATCATCTGGATTGTATCCAACCTGGACCAAGATAGAGGCAATTTCAGCCTTCATCTTATCTCCAACAAGTGGTGCCTGTGAAGCATCAATGTTTTGTAGAGGAAGTCTGTATTGATCTCCTGGATCACCAAGTGATGATAAGTCTTCGTAGTTGCGTACATCATTTAGTGATAAGAAGCCTTCTCTTAATCCCTTTGTGTATGCGTCAAATCGCTCTATTGTTGTTCCTCGCAAAAGTGCGTCAAGGTTAAATCTAATAAATCCATCTGACTCAGGAAGTAGTGGAGATAGTGATTGTTCCAAACGCTCTAGCAATGGACGCAATGAGTGCTGTACAAATGAAAGGTTCTGTGCTTCTACTGATGCGTAGGACATTGCTCCTTGTGTAGGATGACCTAGCAGTGACAATGGGACACGGAAAATTCTTGCAATATCTTCTACATTGAAGCGTCTGACCTCAATGAGTTGTGCGTCAGATGCGTTTAGTGATAGTGGCTTAAATGCTGCACCACCAGAAAGAATACCAACTTTACCAGACATGTATGGTCCAGAGTGTGATTCTTGCCAGTTACGAGCAATGTCTCCTGCTTGTTCTGCGTTTAATTCTCCTGCAACTTCAATAACTCCACCAGGATTTGATGCATTACCAAAGTATGAGGCTGCATATGTGTCAGAAGCCTGTGCAATACCAACAGACATACGGCAAGCACCAATTGGGCTTAAGCCATAGTGTGATCCTGGCATTCTAAATAGTGGAATGTGTAGAACTTCATTGCTTGTTAAAATTTGATCGTAAATGCCATTTTCTATATCTTTAATTCTATAGACAAGTGGCTCTCCTGGAATAGGTCTTTCAATTCTTACTTCATTAGGGTTTAGTACATATAGTTCTGTTACTTCGTTATTATCATCTCGTACCGTCAAAATAAATGCGTTACCATGTAGATGCATAGAAGTAATTACTTGCTCAATAAATTCTAGTCTTGTTGATTCTGGGTTTGGCTTATTAATCCATGCTGGAAGTTCTCCATAAACGCTTGCATAAGATAAACGATTGCGTCCTCTGCGTACATATGCACCCATTGGCAATGAAGAAATAGTATCTCCAAGTAGTCTTACGCAAGAATAAACGGTAGATGTACGAATAGCAGACTCTGTATCAACATATGTACCTGTATTGGCTACACCAAATAAAGGACGAGGTGGAATCAATGGAAGTATATATTGACTATTCATATCTCTGGCTTCTTCTGATGCCTTTAGTCTTTTAGATAGACTCATTTGATTACCCTTTTCCCTTAGTTAATTTTACCATGTGCTGATTGCTACTCGCTTCCAAGTATCAGTTGCTGTGCATATGTATATGTAGTCTGTATCATATGTAATTGTTCCTACGGTTCCCGTCGCAGATGCTGAGGCTGGAGTCTTTGTAGTTAATTGTAAATCTCCATAAACTCGTACAGATCCTGCATTTCCTCCTGCAGAGTCAAACTTACCCTTGATTAAAGGTGTTGATGTCGTGCTGTTAGAGATATATAGATTATCATCGCCTGTCTCATTTATACCTGAGTTATATCCAAGGAATAGGTTACGAGAACCAGTCTGATTGTTCTGACCTGCCTTAAATCCAAGTGCTGTGTTCTGAATACCTGTGGTTACAGTTGCAATAGGGATACTAAATCCACCACCAGTTAATAATCCTGCAGGTGCTGCTGTAGGCTCTATAACAAGAGTTGCTCCTACTACCATTCCAATTCCACCATCAACTAAAGTAACTACCGTTACAACTCCACCAGCAACCGTTATGTCTACTTTTGGAAGTATATAGTAAGAGTTATTATCAGGAAGTAGGGCTACTGTAGTATAAACTCCATCAGTATAACCAGATCCTGGTGTAATTGTTCCAAGTGTAGCAACAATAGAAGTTGTATCTCTTAGTGCTTCTCTACCAATTGCTGTTTGTCCAGTACCTATAACAATTGATCTTAATGTCTGAGATCCCATTGCAGTATTTTGTATAGCAGTTCTACTTGAGAACATAGTTGCTTGACCATTACCCACATTACCATTACCAGTTATGTGGTTTTGCATTGAGTTTCCACCAATTGCATTGTTACCAATAGCAGTAGTTACACTAGATAATGCTTGATCACCAATAGCAACATTGACTTGACCTGATGTTAATGATCTAAGAGTGTTAGGACCTATACCAATATTTGATACACCAGTTGTGCTTACAAGTAAAGACTCAGACCCAATAGCAATGTTTTGGTTACCACTTGTATTAGCATTAAGTGCTCTATAACCAAGTGAAGTATTATTAACTCCTGAAGTATTGCTTTGTGATGATTGATATCCTACTGCTGTATTTGCTGTACCAGTATTCTCTCTTAACGCTTGATATCCAAGTGCAGTAATTTCATTTTGAGTATTATTTAATAATGCTTGATATCCAAGAGCAACATTTCGTGAACCAGTATAACTGTTTCTTTGTGCTTGATATCCTACTACTGTATTTCCTGTACCGTTTCCATTTAACTGTAAGGATCCTCTACCAAGTGCTGTATTTCCTTGAGTAGTTGTTACAGTTGAAACTAATATGCTAAATCCTGATCCCGTCAATAAACCAGCAGGAGCAGTGCCTGCATCTAAAGCAAGACTATCTCCAGCAATAACTCCAGTTCCAGCAGTGTCAAGAGTAACTACTGTAACTAATCCACCTGAAACTGTTATAGTAACTGTTGGTGGCTGGCCAACAGAAACTCTTTGAGGATATAAGTCAACAGCAGGATAAACTCCATCTGTATATCCAGAACCAGCAGTAATTGCTCCAAGAGTTGCAACACCAGTTCCTGTAAGTTGTGCAGCACCTTGTCCAAAGTATGCGTGGTCTGATCCTGAGCCTGTTGATGCACCTGCACTAGTACCAACAGCAGTATTTGAAACACCAGTAACAAGTCCTGCCATTGCACTAGCACCAATAGCAACTCCAGAAGAAGTTGTTACACTCTGACCTGCATTATTTCCTATATAGGTTGCTCCATTAGAAGTTGTAGCATTTTGCAAAGCATTTTGACCAATAGCAGTGTTACCACTACCAGTTGTAAGATTAGTTAATGCTGCTTGGCCAATAGCAGTATTTCCTTGTCCACTTGTATTATCTTCAAGGGCGTTAGGACCAATTGCAGTGTTACCACTTGCTGTTGTAGAAGTTGCTAATGCTCTAAAACCAATTGCACTATTTGAATCACCAGTTGTATTATTTTGAAGGGCTCCAGTACCAATTGCAGTATTATAATCACCAGTAGTATTATCTTGAAGTGCTATTGTACCAATTCCTACATTCTCAGTACCAGTTAAATTTTGCTCAAGTGCACTTGCACCAATAGCAATATTATTATTAGCAGTCGTGTTATTAGTAAGTGCAGCAGTTCCAATGGCAACTAGGTCACGGCCTGTTGTATTATCTTGAAGTGCATTATATCCAATAGCAAGATTGTTATCAGCAGTTGTATTATTTTGAAGTGCTTGAAGACCAATAGCAACATTGTTGTCACCTGTGTCATTGCTTGCAAGAGCACTATTACCAAGTGCTACATTTACAGTACCAGTAGTATTATCTTCTAAAGCCACATTTCCAATAGCAAGGTTATTGCTTGCAGTAGTATTAACTAGAAGAGCACTTCTACCAATTGCAATGTTACTTGATCCCGTTGTATTTGTCTGAAGAGAGTTGGCTCCAATAGCCACATTTTGAATACCAGTTGTGGTATTTTGAAGTGCAGAAACACCAATACCAACATTTGCTTCACCTGTTGTGATATCTTCAAGTGCTGTATTTCCAATAGCAACATTGTCTGACGCTGTTTGAGGATTAAATAGTGTTCTATATCCAATAGCAAGATTGTAGTTTCCTGTTGTATTGTTTTCAAGTGCCTGATACCCAATAGCAAGATTTTGACTACCTGTTGTATTAAATCTAAGAGAACTATTACCAATGGCAACTTGTCCATTAACTGTTGTACTTGCATCTAATGCAGCATTACCAATTCCAACATTGTCGCTACCTGTAGTGTTGTTCTGTAGTGCAGTACCAATTGCAGTATTGCTCATTCCTGTTGTATTATCCATCAATGAGAAGTTACCAATTGCCACATTGCTCTCACCAGCAGTACCAAATCTCATAGCATCAGCACCAATGGCTATGTTATTTCTTGCAGTAGTTGCTGATTCAAGGACTCTAGATCCAATTGCTGTGTTCTGATCACCTGTAGTTAATGCTTGTAGTCCACCTGCTGGTCCAAATCTTAAGTTACCAAAACCAGAACCTGTTCCTTCATTAATAAGTATATTAGTATCAACAACAATTCCACTTGTAAAAGTTGGATCTCCAGTACTCATTACAAATGTATCGCCTGTACCTGTTTGTGCATTGATACTTGATGTTCCTGCTACGGATCTTATTGGTCCCGCAGTTAAATCTCCAGCACCTGTGGCTCCTGTAGCACCTGTAGCACCTGTAGCACCAGTGTCTCCAGTTACTCCTGTTGGACCTGTAGGTCCAGTGTCTCCTGTAACGCCTGTGGGTCCTGTAGGACCAGTATCACCAGTGACACCTGTTGGGCCAGTAGGCCCAGTA